CCTTGGTCGCCTTGTAATCCTTGAAGACCTTGGTTACCTTGAATACCTTGAGTACCTTGACTTCCCTGAGAACCTACTTCACCTTGAGCTCCAGTAAATCCTTGAGTACCTTGATTTCCCTGAGTTCCTTGATTACCTTGAATACCGGTAAATCCTTGAGTACCCTGAACACCTTGAGTACCAACTCTTCCAAACGAAAGTATAAACGCGGGGTCAGCCGCAGCATTAGTAAGTACAGCAGCTGTATTTGCTAACCATGTAATTTGTAATGTTAACCAACCAGTGTTGTCAGTTACATCGTTAATTTCAAAAGTAATAAACTCTTGATTATTAGAAATTCTTGTAAGTTGAATGTAGCCTTTCTTTGGACCTGCTACAAGATCAATACTATTTAATAACGCAGATACATCTTTATTTGATTTTGCTTCTTGGTCAATGAATAGTGCAGTTGCGAGGGCAGGATCAGCATTGTTAATTGCGAACTTACCAGCGGTAGGATCCTGTGCAATTGTTGATAGACTAATATCAAACTCAAACGATACTCCACCATAAGTTCCTACAAAACCTTGGTTACCTACATCACCTTGAATACCGGTGAAACCTTGTGTACCTTGATCGCCTTGTAATCCTTGAGTACCTTGGAAACCTAAGTCACCTTGAATACCTGTAAAGCCTTGGGTGCCTTGAACACCTTGGTCGCCCTGTGTACCTTGAATACCCAAGTCACCTTGAATACCTTGTGTACCTTGCGTTCCTTGGAATCCTTGAAAACCACGGTAACCTCTTTCGCCTTGAATACCTTCGTAACCTAATTGTCCTTGAACACCTTGGTCGCCTTGAACTCCTTGTAAACCTTGAACTCCACGGAATGTACCGAGGTTAATCCAAACAGATCCATCGTATACCCAGATTTCTTCATCTGCGTCATCTACGACAGCATTACCAACAACAGCAGAACCAAAGGCTGTATTTAAAGTAGCTTGTGGATCTCCGCCTGCATCGACATCAGGTACTGAACCAATAATATCAAAACCAGGACCGTATTCTCCTTGAGTACCTTGTGTACCTTGAGCGCCTGAGAAACCTTGAACACCTGCACCAACTTGAGTAACAGGATCTGAAGCAAATACCATAACAGTAAACGCTTCTGTTGGACTTGGTGTTACAACAGCTCCATTTCCGTCATATAATGCAATCTGAAATCCATTAACTGTTTTGTTGTTTACTGATACAAATCTGGTATCATCTTGAAACTCACCATCAGTTACAACTGTATAATCAGTATCAGGTTGAGGAGTAGCAAATGTAAGATCTAAAGTACCTGTACCTACAACCCAATTTGCGGCTGTAATACTTGTTCCTGTTGGAGTTGTACCATCAACTCTCATGAAAGCAAATGGTAAAATAGCAGACTGCGTTACACCAGAATCACTTAAGAATTCCTTCCACGCAACACCGTCGGAAAAATATACCTTATCATTTTCGGCATATATGAGTGCACCCTCATAGACAACGGGGTCAAGCGTAATAGGAAAAGGCTGTGGTATGCCGTAACCAAGTAATTGATTCTTTCCTGTTATTGTACCAAATCTGGACATGTTTTCTTATTTCCTTAATTCAACCTAATTAATAATATATTTATTCTTAGACAACATCGTCTTCTTCAGATTGTCCCTGCGTAAATGATAGTGTTGCATGAATAGCAAGATTGGCAGAAGCCTTAATCTCTAATGTATCACCACTCTTTAAAAACTGTCCGTTAAGTGGAATTGGTGTTGTTTCATATGCAGTTACCGGCATGTTTCTTAATACATAAAATTCTGCGTTAGCTTCATCTCTATGGAATCTTAAATCAATCATAACTGATGAGTTTGTTGTATTACACAACACAAGTGGTGATATAATTTCACCAACACCAGGTTCGACTGTTTCAGATCCACCGAAAACTAATTCAGGAACTTTATAATTAGGTACATCGGCAATCACTTTCCAGTTTGTAGTTACGATTTCATTAATCGCAACTGGTTTTGCATCTGGAGCTTGACTCGTTGTAATTGTTGTTACGCTCATTTCTTTTATTCCCTTTTAAATATTTAAACTACCGCTCTCGAGTTCGAAGCACGTCTTGCTAACTTACGAACCGATGAGGTAAATGGTCGGCCTTCAATACGACCTGTTCTACCGTTAATTCTTAGACCTCTTGCGAAGTACTGGTTATTCAATTCATCAGCACCTGACCAACGAATTCTACCACCACTTTCATTTAGTACCGAAGCGATAGCAGATATAGCAGCACCTAAGTTTCTGAAGTTCAGAGGTAACGCGTTTCTGTTAACACCAGCCGATGCACCGTTGAACTGGTGAGCAATAGATTCAACCAACGATCCGAAGATCAAAGTTTCTGGTCTCAATATATTGTCCTTAAGACAATCATCGAATAAACCGTTAATCATTGCTGTATGTTCAGCATCTGGAGTAATATTTGTTGTGATGTATGTTTTCATCCTGTCCCATGCACCAGTAAAGGCATCAAGTAGATCAGTATTATTAGCACCATCTAAAGTCCAGGCAGAACCATTCCAATAATATATATCGCCGGTGTAATGACTTACTGTAAAGTCAGTAGCAACAATGTAAGCCCAATTTGGTTTCATTCCAGTAATATTACTTAGATCTGCGTAACTGTTAACCGAACCTTTATACTTCAGAGTTTGAAGCGTTGGATTAAAGACTGGGAATACATGAGTTCCATCATAGTTAAAGAACGAAGCACAATATGTTCTTACCGCGTTCTGTGAACCATTATCACTGTATGTCGGTTGTGGGACATCAGGATTAAACTTATCGTAAGCAAAGTCATTGTAAACCGCTGTTAGTAAGTTTCTAGCATCTCTTCGAGATAAGTTAATATCAATAAAGTTGTAAGCAGAATTAACGTGTCTTACAGTATCTTTTTGTAATTGCTTTCTTCTCTGTTGAATAATTGCTTGAGCATCTGTAAATACAACATTACTATAAGTGTAATCTGGCTCTTCCTTAACTGGTAAGTACTTAGTGTCATTATACAATTGAGTGTTGTAGAACATGTTGGCCAATTTCTCAACCTTCTTGCTTTCAACTTCTGTTGCCAATTCACCGAGTATTACCTGTCCTGGGTATTCGCCTAATACGATATCCTTACAAATTCTACCTAACTGACGATATGATTTAGCAGTTGGTATTCTCTGACCTTCAGGTAATCTGTAAACTGAATTCCAGAAGTAGAAATCTGCGTTCCATCTTGAAGCAGAATTACCACCGAAGTTCAAGTCGAAGCTGAATGCGTCAAGTAAGTATCCAGTATCTCTGATACATTTTGCCTTACTATAATCAAGTACCTTAAAGCTACTGTTAATATGATCTGTTACATCGGAAGCAAGTTCTTCTGTATTATTATCAATCTTAATACCTGCAGCTGATAGTTCAGAAGGAATCCAAGTTGCTGTTGATACAGGTCTTGGCAATTCATCGGTATCATCAGATCTTACAACATTCTCAATGAGTGCAACAAGATCATGTACCGTAGTACCTTCAGTTGCCGTAGCAGCATCGCCTATTAGACTCTGTGGAGTTAATGTATATGTACTTGCGTTCGTTACAGGAGTTTCCTGAACTACTTGCTCAACTATATCACCAAGCAATTGTAATATATCTGCATATTGAGTTTTAGTATCTACAGGAAGAACAGAAACTCCATTCTCGAAGTAAATACCTGCAGATTGTAAAGAAGCAAAGTTTGTATCGTGTTGTACGTCATGTGATATTGAATCAATGATATAACCGATATCTCTTCTGCATTTTGCATCAGGGAAACTTAGAGCATTGTGAGTACCTGATAGGTAAGTAATAACAGCTTCTGATAAGATAGCAGATTTTCTTTCTACAATTTCCTTAGCAGTAATATAGTTAGCACCCATCCAAGTTTGTAATACATCAATACGATCAGGTATTGTATTTCTTGATTCTATATTATCATCAACCGCGTTGGCAACAATTTCTGTAAGCTTACGAGCAGCAATACAAGTATCAGGGTTTGCACCAACTGCAGACATATCCTGAGCAGTAGTTGTTTGATAAGAAGGAATACCATTCCAGTATTCGTATTTAGTTACAATATCACCTGTGTAATATTTTCCTGTTCTTGGATATAAAGTAGTTGTAATTGATTTACCACCAACAACATGTTCAACGATTTTAGCAAGGTGTAAGAATGCATCTCTTGTACCCATTCTTTGTTCAATTTGTAATCCAGTGTTTACAGCATTCTCAAAATACATTCCTGCAGTTTGAACTGTTGCCGCATTACCACCGTATTGAATATCGTGACAAATTGCATCGATGATATAACCTGTATCTCTTCGACATTTTGTTTCACT